GCGCCGGAGAACTGGGCAAAAGTAAGCGAAGTGGAGCCGACGACAATCGGGTTGTTGGTGCTGAGCACCCAGCCGCTGTCGGCGTTGACCGTCCCTTCTTCAACGAAGGTGAACATGCCGGCGTGGACTTCCGCGTCGGTGTCGGCGTCAGTCGAGCGAGACCAAGTGCTGGCCGCAACTACATAGATGCCGTTGGCGCTGGCCGTGCTTTGGTCCTTGACCAACACGCGGTCGCCAGCGATCACCGCCACACCGTCGATAGTCTGCGTGCCAGACAGCGTGATGTTGGCGGTGGTGGCAGCGCGGACGCTTGCCTTTACGTCGAGGCCGCTGCGGGATGCGTCTACATACGCCTTTGTGGCAGCGTCGGTGTCAGAGGTTGGCGTGGCCAGGTTGGTGATCTTCTGGCTGTTAACCGACAGCGAGGCGGTGGGGGCCGCCATCTGATCCAAGCGGCTGGTGCGCACCTGGGTATCAAAGTCGCTGATCTTGGCGGCCGTCAGCGTCGGGATGTCGGTGGCGCTAAGCGTGGTGCCGGCAGTGGCTCGGCCCTTGGCATCGACGGTGAGCTTGGTGTAGGTACCGGCGGTGACGCCGCTGTTGGCCAGGGTCAGGGTGACCGAGGTGGTGCCGGAGCCGGAGGCATCACCAGAAAACGTGATCGTCTGGTTGCCGGTGAGATAACTCTGCGCTTTAACAAACGCAGTGGTCGCAATCTTCGTGCTGCTGTCTGCCGTCAGTTGCGTGGCAGCAGTTGCCGTTGCACCAGTCAGATCAACGCTGCCTGTAAAGGTTTTGTTGCCGCTTACGGTTTGAGTGGTATCAAGCGTGGTGTATGCACCCGTTCCGCCAATGGCCACGATGGTGGACGCCGTGCCACCTGCACCGCCAGTGCCAACACCAATGAACAGCTTGTTGCTGTTTTCCGAATAGGCCAACTCAGCATTGGCCAAGGACGAAGGAGTCGCAGTAGTTGTACTGCGCTTAATCCGTAAGGTGTTGGCCATTAGAAGTTGCCTCCATCTGTTAAGGTCAGTTTAGTTTCCAAAGCATCGGCCAAGAACTTTTGGCTGTTGCTGCTGTAGTACAAAACGCTGCCGTCAACCTTGCTAGACGCAAGCACATCCGTAAGGTCTTGCAAGCGAGAGCCATTGGCATAGGGCAAGTTGTTCCATGGCGTTATGCCATCGCCAATTTTGAAGGAGCCTGTGTCGGTCGCATAACCGGGCTCACCGGAAAGCAAAACGGGATTGGTAGCAGTCCAATTTGCGGACGTGTCGCGCCGCAACCTAATCCGTTGCCCACTTGTGCTCATCAGCTGGCACCTCCTCCATCAATGGTATTGGCGTCAACCCACTTAGTCCCGTTGTAAATCAGCACATCGCCTTGCTGTGGCTCCGTCAAATCAACGTCAGCCAAATCACCAAGGCCCCATTCGCGGGGTTGAGAGCCAACAGCTGGGCTATCAGGCGCAAGCTTGGTCAGGCTAATTTCAACAAATGCACCATCATCAATCTTCAGCACTTCACGCACTTGATAGTTGACACCAGCAACAGTTAATGCGTCGCCATACAGCAGTGCGCCAAAGTCACTTGCCTTAGCGGTCAACACGTAATCAGTGCTGATCACCATCCCATCAGCAGCCAACACGCGGCCAGGCATATCCAAGATGCCCAATGCAGAAACAGCCCCAGCGGTACAGCTGAGGCCGAAGTCGTTCAAGAACTGATTGAGGTCTTCAGACAGTGCCATCAGCTTTGGGCTTACGTGTGACCTTTGGCTTTGGCTCTTCAGCAGGTGCCTCGGCAGCCTTGCCCATACGGATCAACTGTTGTGCGGCATGATCTGGGACTTCAGTGACTTTGCCCTCTTCAACGAGAACATCACCAGCCCAGCAGTTCCGCAGTCCAAGAACTTTCATGGAAGAAAAAAGGGGCGGTTGCCCGCCCCCGGCTCCTTATCAGGTGGTCACGTCCTTGATGGCAGCAAAGCTCTCGGCGTGACGAACTGCCACGTCGTAGGAGACGATGCCGCGAACGCTGGTCAGGGCCTTGGAGAAGTCATCCTGGTCCTCACCAACGGTGATCTCAAGGCCATTGCCCCAGAAGCCAACCATGGCCTGGCTGAAGTCACCCATGAGCACAGCAGAGCAAACGCCGCTGCTGGAGCCTTTGGTCAGGTTGGAGGGAACCTGATTGGTGACGGCAATGGGGTAGCCGTTGATCTCGGAACCAGCCGGGCCGCGGCCGAGGGTGTTGCCCACAGCGTTCACCAGGAAGGGGCCGTCACCAGTGGTGGAACCACCAGCACGCAGCTTCTTCAGGGCGCCCATCACCTTGGCGTTGGTGACATAAGAAACGGAGTCGCGGTTGACCGCACCGTTGTCGATCATCACCTCGGTCTCAAGGTCCACCAGCTTCTCAAGGGTGATGGCGCCACCGTTGGTGCCCATGGCCACCGAGCCGATGCCGGAGGTAGCCAGGATGCCGGTGGGCTGACCGCTGGAGCCAGAGCCGTTCAGGATGCCGAGGTCAAGGGCCAGGTTCAGGCCATCGGTGAGGTCGCGGCGCACCAGCTCCTCGATACCAGGGGTGCCCTGCAGGAGCATTTGGCGGGAGTATTTCGACAGGGCCGCCAAATTTTTCGGGGACAATGCGACCTGATCGAAGGTGCTCTCCGACTGAGTGATGGCGGTGGTCTCAGTGCTCAGGTAGTAGGTCGAGGCCACACCGGAGCGGCGAGGAATGTCCACGTTGCCCACGAGGCCAGGCATGGTGCGCACGCCCAGGGCCAGCATCAGCGAGCTGTTGCGCAGATACTCGATGAACTCATCAGCCAGCAGGTCGGTGGCAACAATGTCGCCGCCGGTGGAGGCGCTGGACGTGACGTAGGTGCTACGGGTCAGAGCGTTGAAAGGAACAAAGAAGCTCTTCTCAGCGCGGGCGCTCATGCCGGAAGTGCGCTGCACCTCTTGGCTCAGTTCACGCACCAGGCCGGCTTCACGGGAAGACCAGTCGCCAGACAGAGCGGCACGAATACCAGCGGTGATGCTGTACTTGGCACGCTCAGCAGGAGCCATGTCAACGGGAGCAACAGCCTCAGCGGGCTTGATCTCCAGCTTGTCAAGGACAGCAGCACGGGCTTCATCAAGGCTGCGGCCACCGTCAATCAGTTGACGGCCCAGATCAGCCATGCCGTGCTTTTCAGTCAGGGCAGTAATGCCAGCAATGCGAGCACGCTCAGCCTTGGCAGCTTCAGCAGCCGCTTCAGCCCGCACCGCCGCAGTAAGGCGTCCAAGAAGTGGCAACAAAATCACCACCACCACGCTCTTCTAGCTTGTTGATTTGATAGCCAAAAGAGACATTACGCATGATCCCATCTTGGATGTCCGCAAGCACCTCTTGGGCAAAAGCGTTGCGGCTAAAGCGGACCTTGGCGTAACCCCGCTTCTTTTGTGAATCAATCCAAGCCCGCTCCACTACGCCAATGACCTTGTTGGGGTCATGGTTAAAAAGCAGCGGCGCACCGTCATTCAGGCGGCTTAAATCTGCCGCGCTCCGGTCATGGCTAAGGATTTCGTTTCCAAAGTAACGAGCAGCTGGATACTCAGAGCTGAACGGGAACTCGATTGAGAGTTCGTCCTCGCTGACGGTAAGGTCAACTGCCTCAGCACGAGTCAGCCGCTGACCGTCATAATCACGCGATTGGTCCATCGCTTGACTCAATATCAGTGGTGTCCTCTAGATTATCTGCGCTTTCTTGAATTGCCTCTTGAGGTTCCATCTCAGGATCCTCCATTGCTTCGTGTTCGTTTTCTGGATTGGTATCGAAGTAGAGGTCTAGCTCTTCAGCACGATCCACCTCAGCTTTGCGAGCAAGGAGCAGTTCTTCAAGGTCACCACCCTGCTCAGCCACCACGTCGGCTTGAGTCTTGAAGCCACAGCGCACGGCTTCTTTGTAGGCCTCAACTTCCTTGGCCGGATCAATCCAACCCCAGCCACGCGGCATGAAGCGCACAGCGCGATAGCGATCAGGGTCGGTTTCGTAGGCCGGCAGCTTGAGGGCACCACTAAGGACTGCCATTTCCAGCCATGCCTCAAAGACAGGGCGGTGGAAGTTTTCGATCATGTACTGCTGCAGCGCCCGCCAGTTGTCGCGGTCCTCTAAAAGGCTGAGGCGGCTGCTGGAGTAGTTGGACTGGCTGAAGTCGCGGCTGATGGTTTCGTAGCTGCAGCCCACACCGGCAGCCATGGCACGGAGCATGACGCGCAGGAACGGTTCCAGCTGACCGTCTGGTGCATCCAGCTGCGGGACCGTGACGCTTTCGCCTGGGGCTAGGTACTTGAAGACGCCGGGCTCAAAGTTGCTGACCCGTTCATGGTCATAAAGCTCCTCACCCACCAGCTCACCATCGTTGTTGGTGATGAAACCCATCAGCGCCGAGCTAGCCCTAGCCCGCACCACCTCAGCTTGTTCATACCCGGCAACCTGATGCAGACGCTGTATAGCCGTTGCCAGCCAGGGGATTCCACGGTTCTGGCCGGGGCGCTCCTGCAGGAAAAGGTGAAGGATCTGGTCAGCAGGGATCAGGCGGTGACGGCCTGCGGTGGACTGGCCAAAGGCCGAATCACCAGGGTGCTTGGTCAGGAAGGCGTAGCGAACAGGACGGCCCCAGCTGTTCAGCTCAATACCCATCCGCCATTCGTTGCCCTCAATAGAGCTAGGCCCCATATAGGTGTCGTCGAGGAGGTCGCTTTCGATCACCTCCAGCGCAAAGGGCACTTCACTGCCGCCAAACGGTTGGCGCACCATGCGCACGAACACCTCACCCGATTCCGCCATGGCTCCGACCAAGAGCCGTTCCATATCAGGGAAGCTCAGTCGGCCAGCGGTGTGGCAGTAGTCCTTGCAGCCCCACTTAA